TCCCAGCGGCAGTGCTCTCGCCATTAACCTGACCTGCAATTCCTGCTGAGTCCACTGCTCCTGTTGCTTGCTGTACCATCTGCTGCAAGGCTCCGGCCTGAGCAAAAGTGATTTGACTAACTTGACCAAAGTTAAAGGGTTGAAGAACTTCACGAGGATCTCCGTTAGTGAGTACCATTTTACCGGGACGTACTTCAGGCTTTGCGCCTCTTGGAAGTCGTGTAGCGTCAATAGCCATCATTGGGTGAATAGTTAAACTGAGTGCGTCAATACGTGCGCGTAGCTCAGTGTCAAGTGCTTTCTGTGAGTTATAACCTTTTTCACATACGCCACGACCCCAGAAACGTCCGGGAACAACATCCCAAGGAAACGCAACAACAGGACGATCCTGCATCATGTAAGGGTTAGCTTCTGCTTTGAGAAGAATACCACCGTTAGCAATCACTACAACGGCTTCTACGTACTTTGAATCTGACCCTTCTTCAGGTACTAGTTCTTCCACATCGTCGCCCACAGCGGAGTTTAGAAGCTCTCGTGGCACTAGACCGTAGTATTTAGTAAGTCTTACCTTGTCGTCGTTATAAATAGTCAGGTCTTGATCAGGTTCCAAGTCAGTATCAGAAGCGGCAGAACCAACATAAGTGTCACGATATACTCCTTGTTCCTGAAGCAGTTCTACTTGGTGACGGCTAACAAACTCGTCAACAGCCACACCCAAGGCATCTTCTACAGATGTTGCTACAGGATCAATCAGAAAGTTCTGAGGAAGTATTGGCTTAAGCTTTACCTTAACACGTTCTGTCATGGTAACACCTACTGCTTGAAGATCTCCACCCATCACAGGTTGAGTAGCAGGAGCCATCTCTTTCATTTCTTCAATAACAAGTTCACCAACACCTGTACCAAAGACAGCAGCGTTAATAAGACACTCTGCTACAGCCTTACGTACCATACAATCTTCAAAGTCTTCTGTAAGCTTTTTACGAAGAAACAGTACGTCTTGACGTTCAGTGTCGCCTAGATTATCGCTAACATCAAACCACTTACCACGACCAAACGTGGCTTCTTCTAGTTCCGCTACATTAGACTCAACTGCCTGTTGAAGTGCAGGAGAAATAATACGGGAACGCTCAGACCCACGCTGGCTGTCAGCAGGATCCCATTGACCACGCCACAGTCTATAATATTCTTCAAACCTTTGTTCATAATTGCTTTCGTAGTAATCTCTCCAATCTTCACATTTAGTTATAACCCAATCTTCGATTGACTCTTCAATCATCAACGGGTCTGTTTCGTATAAATCACTCATATTAATATCCTGCTACTACGTCTAAGATTTCGTGGTCTTCGATTTCGTATTCGTAGTCGTAAGCCACATTAGCTAACTGGTCGATGTATGCTAAAGCATCAATCAAGTCATCGTGGGTTAAAGGATCAGGAAACTGAAATAGCTGATCAAGAAACTTACTATTCCACTCTCCTGTGTTTAGTGTTATGTAACTGTTTTCAAAACGTCCCTGCAATGCCCACATTACTCTGTCGGTCTTCTTTTTGTTACCGTGGGTAAGCTCTTCTACTCTAAAGAACATACCGTATCTCTTTTGCATATCTAACAGAGGAGACATTACGGCCTGTTTAGCAATACCTCTTTCGATTCCAACCGACACGGGACGGTAATCTCTAACGGCCTGAAATATCTTAGCTGCTGTTTCGTCAAGTGTCCATCGACCGTATATGATATTGTCAACATACCAACCATGCTCGCTGACCTTAACCACGGCAATCGCTGTTTCGTCAAGCTTAGAACTCTTCGTCTTCTTTTTGTTGACTTCTTCAAAGCCTGCCAAGTCAACGGCAATGTAGTAATCTCCTATTTCAGGTTTGTCTTCGCTAAAAGAGACCCAGTCCTCTTTAAACATTTCCGACCCACGAGCTTCAAACGACGCCATAAATTCTTGACGGAACGCATAACTCGACATACTTCGTTTAGCAATATCAATTTCTGACGGGTCAAGTAAAGGATTATCGTAAGATGTAAAATGCCAAGCTTTGTACGTAGGGTCATCATCTAGTTCCGCATACTTGTAAAGTTCATAGAAGTGGTTCCTTCCCATAGGTGTGCCTATGAACATTGCACATCCTTTTTGGTCCGCCAAGGCAGGTCTCAAGATCTGCTCAAATACCTCTGGCTTCATGTCAGCGTATTCGTCCATGACTAGAAACTTAAGGCTGACACCCCGCATTGTCTCTGGTCTGTCGGCACCTTTGAGGCTGATGGTAGCGCCGTTGACAAGCTTAATTTGCAAATTATTAATATGGCTACCAGCGATAACAGGGTGCCCCAGTTCAAGCAAGGTTTGCCACATGATGTCTCTGGCTTGTCCCTGAGTAGGTGCGACGTAAAATACATGGCCTCTGTCTGCCTGTAGTGCGTTAACTATTAATAACCATGCTGCTAACCTAGACTTACCCGTACGTCGCCCAGCAGCTACTATTTTAAATCTTGTGTCGTCTGCCCAAACATCTTGTTGCCAAGGCAGTAGTTCTATATTAAGATCCATTGAAGTTATTAAATACCGCTGGTGCTTCTAACAGATCAAATGTAACAACTACTTCTACGTTCCCTGAACCACTTGTTGATGCTTTAATGATGTCTCCCGGTTGTAGAACAAAGGTTGCATTGCCGTCAATCATTAAGTGTTCTTTTGACGATATGTTAGTACCATTGTAGATATATACATCAGGAGTAGGGTTGGGCTTGTCTACAAACAATGTAATGCTGTTAGTGGCATTGTGTAAATTAGAAATAAACACCATGTTCCAGTGTGCAACGTAACCGTTAGGTATTGTTACGATTGTCTGAGTACTGGTATCTGTCAGGTTCTTGTTCTTTGTATATAACATTAGTATGTCCACATAACAGGTGTTGTACCACGGGTGTCAACGTGGATAAAGTCAGAAGCAACACCAATACCTGTGAATCCTAGAGCCAGAGCGGAGTGTACAAGCTTAAGGCGATCAGCAGCGTTTATTATTTTTATGTCCGCTGCGATCCCTTGGGCGTGAGTTCCGGGAACATCTTTTCTTGACTCTATTGGATGTAGTGTCGGGTGTCTATATCCACTAGTAATCACAAAAGGAAATCCACAGTACGCCCTTAACTCGTCTAACTTCTCTAGGAACTCTTGTTCCATGTTGTTGGTTCCAGAGACCTGACAATCGAATTCTTCTCTAGTAAAATGCTTAAGACTCATCTACTACTTCTCCTTCGATTATCTCTGGTGTTGATACCTCTGCAGTACCTACGCCACTAATGTTGATCTGTATAGCGTTTCTACCGTTGTCTTTTACTACGTCTTTTTCAAAAGCACCTACTGGCAGTATACGGTCCATCACAAGTTTCCAAGCAGCAGCCTGATTCTTATGGTCATGGTCCAAAGCAGCATCAAAAATAGTCTCTAGGACCTTACGAGACTTAGGACTAGCCAACATCCTAGCCTTGTACTCATTAATTATCGCTGCGTCACCCTTTGGTCGGCCTACTACACCCTTGTTACCGGGCTTTACAGCAGCTACTTCAGACTTCCGGGGTCTGCCACGACCTCTTTTTTTAACAACGTCGGTCATAACTAAAATTATCCCTTAATATGACTATAGTATAACATAAGTTAACACGAAAGTCAAGCCATTTTTAGGTTAATTCCTGGGACTATTGAAACTTGAGTAAAAACAATAGGTTATACTGTTTTTATTTTTACTTAATTTTTCTAATTTTGGCTTATTTTGTGCTTAAGGTGCTGCTACTACAGCCACAACATACGTTCCCCCTCCCCCGCCCAAGTTATCCACAGGTTATTCACAAGTTATCCACAGGTTATGCACAGGTTGTGGACATCTTGGGGATAACCTGTGTTTATCCTGTGGATAACTCTAGGGTTGTGGATAAAGTTATGCACAGGTTATCCACAGGTTGTGCACAGGGTCAACCTAAGTTATCCACAGGTTTATCCACATGGACCTGAGACGCCCTGAGAAGCCGCTCACGGGGTTTTACACTTGGGGTATGCTAGGGCATCAACAAAAGTTTATTCGAGTTTTTGCACTTTGGGGGTTGACAAGTGTGTGGACTTATGTTGGACCCTCAGGGCCTTTCATAACGTGTGCACGTGCGAGTAACATGAGACCAACAAAAGAGCAAGAAATAATTAATGTAAATATTCACAGAAAATAAATGTTGCACTCAGGTCTCACTATGGCATTATGTACTCAAGCCAAGGCAATCAAGTCAAGGCAAACAAAAGCCCAAGGAGGGCAAGCATCATGGAAAACATCACACGTTCAAAAATCCTAGGTCGTTCAGTCATCATCCGCAAGCGTAAGATTCTTTCTAAGCCTTTCAGCTACTCACAAGGCAAGTGCTACCACAATTTAACTGGTGGGCTTTGGTCGCTCTACATTGAGCACAAGAAAGGACGACCAGTGAACGTATCCATCGACGACCGTTAAACGACGGTCAACCCTTGGGCCTCGCTTATGCGGGGCTTTCGGCGTACCAGAAACAAAAGGAGTTCATCATGGTCAAACTATCAAAGGCCTCAAAGATGCCGGGTCGCTCATGGTCACTGCAAGCGCTGGATACTTGTCCCGGTTCAAAGAAGTCTGACGGGTCGCTAGTGGATGCCTGTAGCGGATGCTACGCCACACAAGGCAACTACCGTTTCAAGAATGTTAAAGCCCCTAGAGAGCACAATCGGGAAGACTGGAAGCGAGACCAGTGGGTCGATGACATGGTGGCAGAATTGGACAACGATCGGTACTTTCGATGGTTTGACAGTGGGGACGTTTACGACGTTCGGTTGGCTTACAAGATCCTTGAGGTAATGAAGCGCACACCATGGTGCAACCATTGGTTGCCAACACGGATGCACAAGTTTAAAAAGTTTGGACCAGTGCTCGAACAAATGTCAGCATTGCCAAACGTAGTAGTACGCCTATCGTCCGACAGCATTACAGGGGACACCGTAAAAGGCCCTCAGACGTCCACCATAGCGACGTTGGACAATGTCCCTAGTGGTGCCCTAGTTTGTGAAGCTTATTCCCGTGAGGGCAAATGCGGACCTTGTAGGGCATGCTGGTCAAAAGATGTCGCACTTGTGTGTTACATTGGGCACGGTAAGAGCATGGAAAAGAAACAGCGAGACATAATAGCGAGGGCGGCGTGATGATAGAACAATGGCAACCATGGTTTGACGTAGTGTTATTACTTGGGGTTTGTGTTATACTCACGCCCTTGTTTATTTACATTGATAAAAAGGAGCGTGACGAATGATACCTGAAGCATATAAAGCTTACGTAGAAATTAACGGTAAATGGGAAATGATCGCTTGGGCTTATACTTACGATCAATTTAAACAACGGTTAAGCGAAGCTAAAAAGCTATACCCTAATCAAGAAATAAGGAAAAATTTTGTATGACAACATTTTACATGTGCCAGATCACCGGTAAGTATTTCGAGGATACCTTGATCGCTAAGACGGCGGTAAGGGTGTCAGATTACCCTAGCGAGCCATCATGGGGCATATACAAGACTTACGACGGTGCCGCTATACTATGCGATTGTGACGTGGACCATGCAAAAGGAGAGTTAAACGATGATAGTTGAAATGCTAGACGACAGGACATCCATTGAGGCCTTAGGACTGCTACCGCACTTCTTTGAACGATCACTGTACATTGAGGGGCAATCCATACAGTCAGTAGCGGACAAGATGGACGACCTATATCATTATGGCGGCTTTGTGTACCCCTTTGAGGGTACGGTAGACGACAAGGGTACTTATATATCGTCCAGTGACGAGGATGATCCCCTTGAGCCTTTGGCACGTATTGACAAGCTTGGGTTTACCCTTTGGATCTACCCTTACGCAATCGTGGGGCTTACCGATAACAAAGGTAATCAAAAGGTAGCGAGGTTTGACTGATGGAAACGAGCGTATTGTTTTTACTTTGGTTTTGCTGTATACTTGGAGCAGTTTGGATTGTAATTAAAGGAGATAACGATGCCTAGGGAATCTTGGGAAATTGCACATGATAGCTATTATGATGACCTTGAGGCCGATCATTACGACGGTCTTGATGATTCCGAAGCTTGGAAGGAAGAGGAACAGAAAGTAATAGATGAATTAATACAACGAATGCAGAGGGCTTATGGTGGGATACATTGATATATTGTGCTGGACTGTCGTTTGTGTCGTGGGTATCAAGCTTATGTTTATTATGGTGGATATACTTTTGATGCCCTTGGACACTCCTGTATTGGATAAAGCACGTAAAGACATGCTGAAGAGGAGAAAAAAGAAATGACTATTGACGAGTACGCTACCGATAGCGGCGCTTTAGATGACAACTCAGGTCCAACAAAGGACCCCATGGACCAAGCTATGGTCGAACACATAGTCGAATTCGAGACTGAAATGTTTCGTATGGACTGCTTACGTAAATACTCTAGGCTCAACACTAGGCACCTAGAGAAACTAATGATTGAGATACATGGGGAGTACTGGCGAGATGCGTTGTAAAGCTTGTAATGTAATTTTAGACGATACTGAACTAACAAAGAAGGACGCAAACGGTGACTTTATCGACATGTGTAATTATTGTGTTCATGCTTCTGGCTCTGTCGAAGTAGATAACGATACCTTTGTGACAAATTACCCTAATGAGGTATTTACAAATGACGATGATTATGATACCCTCTTCTAAGGTATATACCTAAGAAGTAAACTAAAGAAGTAAACAGTAGTAGTTAAACCTAAGGAGCAACTTAAGTTATGCTGATTGACGAAAAGAGTATCTACGTGGTCGATGGTGGTGACTACTCCATTTACTGCTTAGGCTACACTCAAGCCCGCACAGTGACCAATGACATCATGAAGGCCGACCCTTGGGGTGGTATACCCTTCGTGCTACGTAAGGACCTAGAGATTTCTTTGGACGACCGTGGGAACGTGGTGATGTCTAAGTCCACACTGGACAAGATCTTGTTTTTAGCTAGTGATGACCTACCGGAGGGTGACGAATGAAACAACCAGAGAACGGCCACACGAAGCACTTTGGCAACGACGGACCCATAGGCAACGACGCTGAAATCATTGTGTACTATGAGGAACGTGGGCCAGCAGAGCCAGTCCTACGCATACCCTTTTGGTACTGCAAGGACGAACTAGGGATGCACGAGCACTTTGAGGAGTCAGTACGTAGGACAGCCAAGGCACTCGCAGAGTCCTACACGTACTGGCCCGAAGGGTACGTCCATGTGCAGACAATCATTAATCAGGAGTACGTAAACATACTATGATGACGGAACAGCAGTTAGAGCAGTGGATACGGGACAACCCGTGGA